GATATAGAAGCTTTGGCTAAAATTATATTAAAATTAGCAGAAACAGAAGATGAGAAAAGTGCATTTAATTCAATAGATGAAGTATATGATTTTATAGACGATTGTAGAAAAGAAGGAATAGTTGTAAATGATTTATATTTAAAGATTGCGGAGGCTTTGAACGAAGAGGGTTTTTTCAAAAAGAAAATGACCAAGAAAGAACTAAAAGAGTTGATATCAAATCCTTTATCAACAATGAATATGAACGAATTAGTTCAAAAATCGGCAGAGAATGCAATGAGCAAAATAGCAGAGGAACAATTCCAAGGTTTCAGGGGCTAAATGATATAATTTTAAGAATAAAAAATACAAATAATTTAATTGAATTGATTTATGCAACAGAGTCTTTGGCATATTATTTTAATATGAAACCGTTTGAATTTTGGAATAGTAGATATTCAGAAATCAATATTTATTGCCAAACTCATTTGGCTAAAAATGCTGACGATTTAAAACGTGAGATTAATTTACAGGAAGCGGTAACAAATAAATTAATAAGAGCAGATAGCTTATCGAGAAATCCAAAAATAATCCCTATTCGAGATAATTATAAAAATTTATTTCAAGATGAAGAAAAAGAATACATTCAGTCACCAGAAGAAATAACAAAAAAGATGAGACTTCTTATGATAAAAGAAAAAAAATAATTTTTTCGACAAGTTTCGACAAAAATACATGAATAAAAGTGCTATACTTCTTTATATAATATAATAAAAGGAGATATAGAAGATGGAAGATATACAAATAAAAACTAAATTCTGCAAATTTTGCGGTGAAAAGATTCCAGAAGATGCGGTTATGTGTACTCACTGTGGAAGACAAGTTGAACAATTAAAAGGAGAACAACCTCAGGTTGTAATAAATAATGCAAACACTAACACCAATATGAATAAGAATATTGGAGCAGTATCTGGTAGACCAAAAAATAAATGGGTGGCAATAATACTTTGTGCATTTTTAGGATTTCTAGGTGCACACAAGTTCTATGAAGGCAAAACAGGAATGGGAATATTATATCTATTTACTTGTGGATTATTTGGAGTAGGAATAATAATAGATTTTATAGCATTGTTATTTAAACCAAATCCTTATTATATATAAGAAACAACTGATAAAAGCACTTGCAAATTATTATAATTATAAAAGGAGATTGATTATGAATATCGAAGAGTATGTAAAAAATAACAAGACTTATAACATTCTTAATAGAAGTGCAATTATAAAAGCACAAAAATTAGTTGAAAGCAATGAAGAAGTATTATATGCATTAGTAACAAATATTTCTATAAGTCCAAAAACTGATACTAGTTTTAGAAATCAAAAAAATTTCTTTGGTGGAGCTATGCAAATAAAAAATACTTTAAGTGGAGTGATTGTAATAACCAATAAAAGAATAATTTTTTGTAACTCAGTAATAGGGACTACCAATGAAAAACAGTTAAGAATAGAAGATATACAATCAATTGATGAACACATAAGTGTATTTAAAACAGGAGAATTAAGGGTTAATGGAATAACAGAAACTTTTATAATAAAAATATTAAGAAAAGGTTTGAATGAGGAAATAAAAAAAGCAATAAATAAAGCTAGAAATGAGCAAAAAAACAATAAGATAAGCAGTAATATTTCAAATGCTGACGAAATCAGGAAATATAAACAATTGTGTGAAGATGGAATAATAACCAACGAAGAATTTGAAAGAAAAAAAGCGGAATTGCTAAAATAATTAAGAAAAAAAACACTTACTTATGAAGGCATCAGATTAAATCTGGTGCTTTTTATTATGCCTAAAAAGAAAGAGGGTGAAAATATGACAGTAGAGGAAATTGAGATAATTGTAACAGCACAAGTAGAAGAGGCTTTAAAAAAGTTTCAAAAGTTTTTACCAACTATAAAGCAAACAATAAGGCAAGCACAAGAGGCTTTTTCAAAAGTAGATACTAGAGCAATGACAAGTAAGTTACATCAAGCAGTTAATTTTATGAAAAAGAAAATGCAAAATTTAAAGAAAAGTTCAGAAAACAATGAAATAGCAATAAAAGTAAATAATAAAGATGCACAAAAACAAATATCTCAAGTACAAAAACAAATAGATAGTTTGCAAGAAAAAATAAATGCTCGACAAATGAAATTAAACGTAATAAATCCTCAGATTGATAAAATTGTGGATGATACTAGAAAAAGTGTAACACCAGAAGGAATAAACCCTAATGATAAAGCAATGGATACAACAGTGAATAATGCATTAGGAAACAATAAAGATTTTACAGTGTTAAATAATCAAGCACAAAAATTATATACTGAAATAGAAATGTATAATAAACAACTTAGTGAAACAAAAAACAAAATGACACAATTAAAACAAGAAATAAATCAAACAGCAATTAGTCAAGGAAAATTGACTAGCTTTTTTAGTGGATTTAAACAAAAAATAGACCAAGTAAAGCCAAGCATATCAAAGATGAAAAACAGTTTTAAAGGTTTACCTAAAGTCACTCAAAATATAACTAATAATATAAAAGGAATGGGAACAGGTTTAAAAAACGGATTAGGACATGTTTTAAAATATGCAATGGCATTATTTTCATTAAGAGGAATTTATTCAATAAATGCATGGCTGTCTAGCCAAAATGCAGGAGCAAAGCAATTAAGTGAAAACATAAATTATATGAAGTATGCTATGGGTAGTGTACTAGCACCAGTAATTCAATTTGTCACTAATCTAGTATATCAATTAATGAAAGCTATTCAAAGTGTTGCTTATGTATTAACAGGAGTAAATATATTTGCAAAAGCAAGTGCAAGTTCATATGCTAACATGGCTGGAAGTGCAAAAAAAGCGAAACAGGAAACAAAAGCGTTAGCAGGTGTCCATAGTGAAATAAATAATATTTCGGACAAAGATAATTCGGATGGTGGAAGTGGAGGGACAACAGCTCCTAGTTTTGATTTATCAAAAATGGATAATCAAATGATGGGATGGGTTGATAAGATAAAGAAGAAGCTCTTACTATTATTTAAACCTATACAAAAATCATGGAGTCAATATGGTAAACCATTACTGAAAAGTATGGAATATGCATTTAACAGCAATATAACACTAATAAAAACAATGGGAAAAAGTTTTAAAGAAGTATGGCTAAATGGAACGGGCGAAAAAACTTTAGGTATATATTTTCAGGCGTTGACATCCATATTTAATATTATAGGAAATATAAATACTGCGTTTGCAAATGCATGGCAAAACAATGGCGGAACCGAAATAATACAACAATTGTGGAATGGGTTTAATAATTTACTTTTAATAGTTCAAGATTTTTATAGAACAATAGAAGAGTGGACTTCAAGCGAAAATTTTCAAGAGTTTGCAAATTCAATAATTGGAATATGTGAAACACTATCAGGATGGTTTGAATTAGTAACACAAAAATTAAAGGAAATATGGGACAATGGAGGAAGGGAAACTTTTTCTAAATTATTAGGATGCATTTCTAAATTAGTTACGGCCATAAGTTCGATAATATCTTTTTTATCCCCGGTAATAGAATTTGTATTAAATATAGTTACCCCGACAGTAACAGAAATAATTAAAATTATTGGCTATGTGATAGATGCACTATCTGGTTTATTAGATTTTATAATAGGAGTATTTACTGGCGATTGGGAAAGAGCATGGAATGGAATTAAAGAATTTTTTATAGGTATATGGAATGCTTTAAAAACAGCAGTAGCAACAATATTTAATATTATTAAAGATAGTATAGTGTCCATGTTAAATGTAATAAAAAATATCTGGAATACCGTATGGAACTGGATAAAACAGTTAGCAAATACAATATGGAATGGAATAAAGACAATAATATCAAATGCAATAAATGGAATAAAAAATACTATTTCAAACGTACTTAATGGAATAAAAAATATCTGGAATAATGTATGGAATGGGTTAAAAACTACAGTAACCAATATATTCAATGGAATATGGAACACAATAAAAAGAATTATAAACTCTATTTTAGGTGGAATTGAGGGTATGGCCAATGGCGTTGTAAAAGGAATAAATAAGGTAATATCAGTAATGAATAATTTAAGCTTCGACATTCCAGATTGGGTTCCAGGAATGGGCGGAAAAAAATTTGGATTTAACATCGGCTATATGAGTGAAGTATCATTACCAAGATTAGCAAAGGGGAATGTTGCTTATGAAAAAACACTAGCAATTTTCGGAGAATATGCAGGAGCAAGCAATAACCCAGAAATAACAACCCCACAAAATATAATGAGAGAAACGTTTGAAGATGTTTTATCAAATTATAATAACGAAAATAGCGATAGACCTATAAATCTTACAGTAAACGTAGGAAGTACAAAACTAGGACAAATATTATTAGACAATTTAAGAGATATGAAAAGACAATCAGGAAAAGATATAGAAGCATTAGTAGGAGGATAAAATTATGTTATGGAAAGAACATGGAGATACGGGAAATTTACCGACACCGTCAACATATAGTGCAGACATAGAAGATACAGACAAAGACAGTTATTCTTCTATTGTTGATGGTTCTTTAATAGATAATCCCATAGCTGTAGGAATGTTAAAGCTTTCTATGTCATGGGATTTTAACACAGAAGAAGAAGCAGAACAACTTATACAAAAGACATATAAAAACCCATTTATATTGGATGTTAAAGTTCCAGTAGTAAATGGAGGTTTTTTAGAAAATGCAAAGTTTAGAGTATCAAAAAGAAAAGTCGAAATGATAAGTACAGAAAAAGAAAAGAGTACTTCCAAAACAAAATGGAAGTGCTCTTTTAATTTAATGCAAAAAGAATTAACAGAAGCACAAAAAACAGCGGTAGAGGGGGCAAATAGTTAATGTATAGTACAAGTAATAACTATAAGTCTAAAGTATACAATGTAACTCATTTATTAAAAGTATACATAAATGACACGGAGATAGATTCTAAATATATATTAGACTGTAAACCCTCGAAAAAAGCTTTCTCAAGTGATGAGTTTACATTGGGCTGTATAGAAGCACAAAGCATAGAATTAAAATTATATAAATCAGTAATACCTGCAACTATAAACAAAGTAGAAATCAAGAGTGGAATAACAGGCGAAATAATACCTGTTGGAGTATTTAATGTGGATGATATAAGCAAAGAAGACGATTACACAGTAACATTTAAATTACGCGATAATATGATTAAATTTGAATTTAATTATAATGGAAAAACACTAATAAATAGCAATAATGGAAAAGCAAAAATAATACAGGTACTACAAGACTTATGTACAAAAGCAGGAGTAGAACTTCGGTTCTACTTCTTTTTTAAACATGAATAAGGAAATAGCAGTGTACGACAATACAGTATCAGCAAGAACTTATTTAAGTTATATAGCAGAACAAGCTGGTGGAATAGCAGTAATAGGTAGAGATGGAAAACTATATATAAAAACAATCGGAGAAAGTTCAGTTACACTTCCATTAAAGTTATTTAAGACTTTTAAATGGGGAGAAAAATTTAAAATAACACGTGTAAGATATGATGATGGAATACAACTATTTGAAAAAGGAGATACAACAGGCAATACAGTTTATATCAGCCAAGACAATATGTACATAGTTGATCAAGATCAAATCAATAATATTTATAACACATTAAAAGGACTAGAATTTTACAGTTTTGAGGGCGAAAGCATAATAGACCCAGCACTAGATACAGGAGATATCGTTGTTATAGATGGTAAAAATGTAATATACCAAGGTTCAATGCAATTTTCAGGACGTTGGATTGCAAATATTGAAAGCAAAATACAATGTAAAGCAAAAGAAGAAACAACTACTAGAACACCATCACAAAGAACTATAAACAGAAGAGTGGAGTCAAATATTAATCAGATAGATGGAAAAATAACTCAACTAACCGAAGAAACCACAGAGAACACACAAAAGCTAACCAAAGTAGAGCAAGACGTAAATGGAATAACCAGTAAAGTATCATCAGTAGAGCAATCAGTAGAGAACATAACAAAAATAGAAGGTACAGCAGAAGGAAAGAACATATATATAGATGATGCATCTGCGGAACCATTAATAGATATAATGCTAGAGGGCGAGAGCCGACAGGGAGCAAGCCCTAGCCCAGATAATCTAAGCAAAATAGAGAATTTGGAGGGAAAGAACAAAGTTAAAGAAATAAATTGGAAACAGATGCCAAGTATAACAACAGGAGCAACTGTAACAAATATAAATGGCTATGGAACAGATTATATTAACGTTGATAATATAAAACAATACATTTTTAGTTATCTTGGAATAGCAGGTTCTAAATACATTGTATATTATGATAAGGATAAAAACTTTTTAGGATATAATACCAACTTACAAATAAATAACTTTGCAAAATGGAACGAAACAAGATATGTACGTTTAAGAGTGGATTGTTCTCAAGATTCTGTAACAGCCTTTCAGCTAGAAGAAGGCACAGAAGCAACACCTTATGTACCATACAATTCGCTTGAATTTAAGGATGAAGGAAAGAATCTATATGCAGGAAATGAAATAACAATAAATGGCACATATTCTTCAAATACATCTGTTAATTTAGGCTCAAGATATTTAAGTGAGGGAACTTATACTATTAGTCTGACTAATAGTTTACCAAACAATTGTTATATATATTTAGGTGCGGGTGGTTCAATAGCATATTCTATAAGAGACAAAGCAACTTTTACATTAACAGAAGAACAAAATGTTCCAATCCGACTAGTTGTTAAAGCTGGAACATATAGTAACTTTACGACAAAGATAATGATAGAAAAAGGCAAAGTCGTAACAGACTACGAACCTCACCAACAACAAACAGAATACTTCCCATTATCAGAAAGACAAAAACTATATAAAAGTAGTTATCTAGCAAGTAATGGAATACATCATAAGAGAAAACAAGTTGTGCTGGATGGGACAGAAACGGGTTGGTATACGCTTGCAAACCAAACTGGTACAAATACCTCATATTTCTGTATACCTAAAAGTGATATGAAAAAGGCGAGCACATTAATTTGTGATAAATTTATTAATCGAAGCGTTTGGAATACTGATGAAGAAGGTATTCAAAGTATTATAGATAATTATATAAGGTTAAGAATCAATACGAGCAGGGCAAGCACAGTTGCAGAGTTAAAAACTTGGCTATCAAACAACCCTATTACAGTAGAATACGAACTAGCCGAAGAAGAAATAGTACCTTACACAGAAGACCAAAAAGAAGCGTGGGAGAAATTAAGGCATTTTACATTATTTAAAGGTATTAACAATATAACAAGTACGGCAAACGCTAAAATCACATATGTTAGAGATAATGGGTTAAGTGACACCTACGAAACCAAACGAAACGTTAAAGAAAATCACTACACAAAAATTGAAACAGACTCGCAAATAAGTCAAACAACAGACTCAATCAAAGAGTCAGTCAAAGCAATAAACGAACAAACACAAGAAAAGCTTGCAACATTGGAGCTAGCCAATCAAAGTTTAGAGTTCGCAACTAAAAGAACCGGCGGAAACAATTTAGTTAGAAATAGTGCAATGATTAATGATAATAATTTCTGGCTAGCACACGCTAAATATCCATATAAAGAGTCAAATACGCCACCTGACAATCCTGCTGAAGGAACATACTGGTATTGTACTGCCAATAGTGGAAGTTACATAAAAAATCAAATGTATGTGTATAATAGTGGTTGGAAAGAATCAGAGCTGTCAAGAAAAGCATTGTTAAGTGCTCAAAACTACTTCGCTTATACAACTTCTACCGAACATTGGGCGAATGGTAAGAATGCTAATGAAAATACAGTGAGTGGACGAGTTATCAAGCTTGATGGAAGACAAGACTATACAGTATCACATATATTCAACATTACAGAACCTATTACGTTGAATCAAAACGAAAACAAACTGGCAATATCATACTTCATTAAAAACAGTATAGTACAAGGAAATGTCTGCATAGGACTGATGTTCCTTAATGAGGCAGATTTTACATATACAGAAAAGCCTTTCTCATTGTATGAACCTGGTATTATGCTGACACCAGACGATTTAAAAGATTCAACTAAAATAGAGCAAATAATAAAAATACCCAAGAAATCAGATTTTATACCTGTAGTTGTAAGTAACACAGCACCTACAGATACAACAAAAAATTGGTTAGATACAACGATATACTTACCTAAAAAACATAACTCGCAAACATCACAGTGGGAAATATTAGATACAAAAATGTCATTGTATAATGAGAGTTCAAGAGAAGTTTGGACTTATAGATATTTCTATGGGTTCTATTATCAAACACCAATAATATACGATACAGCAGAAATTAAGAGTTGTTACGTGGCATTAACATTTTATCCTGCATTTGCAGTCTATACAGGAAATACAGAGCCTGCACCTTACAAAGGGTTATATTGGAATAATAAAACAACAAATCTAGTTAAGAGAGCAAAATACAATGATACTACCTTCGTAGAGTGGGAAACACTCGATATTCCAAGTAGTTTATTGCCGACTGGCGCGAGTTTAGGTGTTGAGCTATTTGATTACATAATACCAATTAAAGGATTCGTTGAAATTGCTGATTTAAAGCTTGAGTATAACACTATGTGTACTCAATGGACTCAATTTCCTGGGGAAGTTTATGGAAAAAACTATAAAATGGACGAAAAAGGATTTTGGATTCAAGCAAACCAAAATACTATGTTTATAGATGAGGACGAAATCCTGGCGACATATAAAGGAATAAATATATTTCAAATTAATAAAGACTTAGCATATTTCTACAAAATACAAGCAACCGAGAGTATAGAAATAGGAAATTATTTTTTGAAAACTCAGCAAATTGATTCAAAGAATATGCTGTTACTTTATTAGAAAGGGGAGCATATGGCAGTATCAAGTAATATATCAATAACACAAAACTCACAGAATATAGCAAACAATAAAACTAATATAACTGTTAGAGTACAAGTAACAACGACAGGAGGCTCGTATAATGGATATTCTAAACCAGGTATTTGTACAATAGACGGAACAACATACGATTTTAGTCATAATATACCTCAAAATTCAACTACAACAATCTTTGAGAAGACATTAGACGTGGCGCACGACAGCAAAGGAGAGAAAACCGTTTATGCTAGTTTCTCGTTCCAAACAGGTATATCAGCAGGAACAATAACTGGGTCAATATCCAAGAAATTAACGACAATTCCTAGAACTTCAGAAGTAACTTTAAGTAAAAAGAATTTCAATATTGGCGAAACTATAACAATATATACTAACCGAAAAGGTGCTAGTTTCACGCATACGGCAGTTATCAAATTTAATGGGCAGACAGTTAGAACACAAACAGGAATAGATGCTTCATATAGTTGGAATACAAATGAATTATTTGCTAAAATTCCAAATCAAAATCAGGCTAATGGTACAGTGGAACTTACAACTTATAGTGGTGGTACTAGAATAGGAACGAGTACAGTTGATTTTACTGGATATGTAGTAGATAGCGACCCAGTATTTAATAATTTTGATTGCGAAGACACTAATCCAATAACTAAAACTTTAACTGGAAGTATAACGGGAAGTAATCAAAAGTACATACGAAAATATAGTAATTTAAAAGTAACAATAACAAGTGCAAATAAGATGACCACTAAAAACAGTGCTACACCTAAATATTATAACATTGTTGTGGGCAACAAAATCGAAAAATTAGATTATTCAACATCAGAAATCTCAAAAACTATAAATAATATGGACGACAATACGGTAACAGTTTTCGCTGTCGATAGCAGAGGTAACCAAAAAGACAAAACAAAAGCATTAGATATTGTTGAATATTCTGAAACTATTTTACAAAATGTTAAGATTGAAAGAAAAGAAGGTGTCGGGGAAACAGTCTTAATAAGTTTATCTGGCAAATATGCAAACATTGATTTTGGAGCAAAACCCAACACAGTTAAAAACATTCAATTGCGAAAAAAGAGCAAGACAGAGACCGAATTTGAAAGCTGGGTTGAAATAAAGCAATTGGTTACAATAAACACTGAAAACGGCACATTTAGCTGTGACTCAAAAGAAATTACAGGACAAACTTTCACTCTAGGTACAGAGTATGATATAGAAGTTCAAGTTAAAGATGAATTGAGTTCAGACACAGAATCAGTATCTCTTAATAGCGGAAAAGTGCTACTTTCAGCACTAAAGAATAAAGGAATTAGTATTGGGGGAATTTATAATGAAAAATTAGGAGGACCATTACAACTAGACAAGAAGAACGTTATAGATTGGATAAATGGTAAGCAGGATAAACAAAAACATATTCTAAAAGCTATTCTTGATACTGATAATACAACGATAACATCTTCTAAAGACTACGACTCTGTATTAGTATCTCTAAAACAATACATTAAGATGGGAAACAAATTAAGTTTTAGTAATGGAAAAATTGTTGTTGGTTCGGGTGTAAATTATATTAGAATATCTGCTCAAGTTATGATGTCATATATTCCAAGTTCTTTAAGAACAATGGGATTAGCAGTTTATATAACGAATAGTCAAGTTTATACAAATTATGGAATCAGAACTTCATCGGATTTTCTAACATATAATGCACCAGGAATGATATTCCCTGTTAAAGCAGGAGACACAGTATCAGTTCACGTATATATTGAACCATCAGGAACAAGTGTCAAACTAAGAAAATACTCACAAAGCACTTTTCTACAAGTTGAAGTAATAGAGTAGGAGGTGAGAAGATGCAAGATAACACAATAATGCTAATTATGGGTTTTATAACAACGATGATTCCGATTTTTACAGTGATTGTTAAATTGAACAATACAATAACAAAATTAAATGTTACAATTCAGGTTCTATCGGACCAAATGCATAAAGGCCAAGAAGATAGAAATAAGATACATAATCAGCTTAATAACCACGAAACAAGAATATCAATTTTAGAAAATGAAAGGAGGGAAAGATAAATGGAAAAGGTAAAAAAAATATCTAAGTATGTATTAAACGCATTAACAATAATAAGTGCATTGCTTTTAGGTATCAATGCAGTTGAAGGTATAACAATACCATATTGCGCACAGATAACAGGAGTTATAGCAGTAATAAACGGAGTTATATCTACATATCTATTAGGACAAAAGGCTGTAAAAACTATAAATAGGGAGGGAAAATAATGGAGATAATAGAAAATAATTTTAAGTTTGGTACAATGGACATAAGAAATACAACAGAACAAATTGTATGCCACCATAGTGGAGTAACTGTTTTACAAAGTGTAGAAGTAATACATAATTATCATAAAAATACAAAAGGTTGGGCAGGAATTGGGTATCATTTTTATATTAGAAAAGATGGTTCTATATATAGAGGACGTCCAGAGAATACAGTAGGTGCACATGCGGTAGGAGCAAACTACAATTCAATAGGTATCTGTTTTGAGGGAAATTTCTCAAAAGAAAAAATGGGACAAGCTCAATTAAAAGCAGGACAAGAATTAATTGCATATTTAAAAGAAAAGTATAATATATCTAAAGTAGTAGGGCATAGAGATATAGACAACTCAGAATGTCCAGGGAATAATTTCCCAATGGACGAAATAAGGAGTGGCAAAGTTGGTTCTCCAAATAATTCAAAAGAAGAAATAGTAAAATCTTTACAAAGAGCGCTAAATCAAGATTACAATTGTGGACTAGAAATAGATGGAATAATAGGACCATTAACAACAAAAGCAGTAAACAACAATATGGTAAGAAACTTTACTGTAGGAGAATTTGCAAAATGGGTTCAAGAAAGACTAATCGCAAAAGGATATAGTTTAAATGAATTTGGAGTAGACGGCAGATATGGAGACGAAAGCGAGAAAAAAGTAAAGGAGTTCCAAGCAAATTGTGACATAGATGTTGATGGAATTGTAGGAATAAATACAGTTAATAGATTAATATAGAAAAAGGCTAGACATTAAGTTGTCTAGCTATT